TAATGTTTGCGGCAATGCATCATGATTTAGGCAAAGCAGGTTTTCCTGGAAATGGTAATGAAGTATACCAAGTAGAAACTTCAGATTGGCATCGAAAGAATATGGGAAGGATGTATAAACATAATGAAAACATTCCTTTTACAATGGTACCAGACTTATCAATTTTTTTACTTCATCAATACAATGTTGATATGTCTTGGAATGAATATCAAGCTATCAAAATTCATGACGGTATGTATGATGACAGCAATAAACCATATTTTGTTGCAAGAACAGCAAAAGCAAAATTAAAAACAAATTTACCGTTAATTCTTCACCATGCAGATCATATGGCAGCTCAAATTGAATATGAAACATGGAGAAATTCACAGAACGAAACACCTAAAATATCAGCTACAAAAGCTAAAGCAACTAAAACAACAGCTGTAAAGAATTTAGCTGAAAATAATCCTGATTCAGGAAAAGGTATTGCTGATATCTTTAGTTCATTTGGAGAATAATTATGTGTGTATTTTTATTTATTACATGTATCTTATTAGCAGGTACTGCAGGATACTTAGGATATAGAGCTTATATAATTGCAGGAGTTTTAGCAGATCAACAAGAATATACAGAAGAACTTGAATTTGTATATGCAATGTTGATAGACAAAACAAGAGCAGCATATGAAGAAATGAAACAAATAGATTCTAAAGGTGCTTTTGAATCTGATGATGAAGCAGGAACTACATTTGCTTTATTAAAACAAGTTATAGACGATTTATATGAGGAATCAAATGGGACGCAAAAAGAAGAAGAGTAACAGATATTGGACGAAGATAACAGAAATTGCAGTTACTGCATATAATCTGTCTGAACCAGAACCAGTACTTCGAGAACGTATTTATAGAAGATTTTTATTTCCTGCATTAATGAAAATGTCAGAAAATTTAATTAATAAAATGAAACCAGATTATATTGATTCATCATTTCAAGATCTTCAAACAGATCTGGTAACGTATCTTACAGAACGTTTAAGTAAATTTAATCCAAATGCTGGAAAGGCATATTCATATTATACAAGAACAGCATTTAATTATCTTATTGCAGAAAACCAAAAAGGTTATGCAAAAGTTAAAAATGATCTAGAACCACTCAATGTTGATAATGAACGTAATGTAATGATAGAAATACATAATGATGAAATGACTGAAACAATTCAATATTTCATGGATGCATACATAGATTATTGTTATGACAATCTAAATCGAATATTTTCTAATTCGACCGACATTCATGTTGCTGACTCTGTATTACATTTATTTGAAAATCGTGAAAATATCGAGCAATTCAACAAGAAAGCTCTTTATATTTTTATAAGAGAACGTACTGGCTTAGAAACTAATAACATTACTAGAGTTGTAAAAGTCTTAAAACAAATATATCAAGACAAGTTTAAAGAATATGAAACTAATGAATTCATGATTCTTCCGTTCTAATATTTATTTAAAAGGACGGATAGAATATCCTATCTGTTAATCATTATAGATTAAAATCAGAAAGTTTTAATTTGTGGAGAAAAATATGACTGGTAAAGATGAAGAATTATTTAAAGGAATGACATTTTCGGACTTAATGTCTGATGTATACCACAATTCAAAAAAAGTTTCTAGACAGATTAATCAACTTATTGCTCAGTTACAACCGCTAATCAAAACGACATCAGATGCTACAATTGTAGTTCCGCTTATTAAAGAATACTTAGATATTGCAGTTAAAAATGATGATCATCTTGTTAAACTTACTGCAATAGTTCAACGATATATTTCTACAAAACAAACTATTACTGGCGAAGGTTCATTGCTGTCTGAAGATGAGAAAAAACAACTTCTTGCAGTAGCAAATAAAACATTTGAAAATGAATTAACAGAAGAAGTAGAACGTCTTGAAAATGAAGATCGTGTTCTTAAACAAAAAATTGCTGAAGTTAAGGAAAAGGTGAGTCAGAATCATGATAAAGACTAAAATTGAATTTTTTATAGGAGAAGTTGTTGAAGTATATCAAGAAACATACCGAGACACTAATTCTAACAATCTATATTCAATTTTAGTTAAAACATTCAATGATTATAACCCTCAACGTATTTATTGCAGACCGAGCAATATTAATGTCAAACAAATACCACTTATTGGAGAACATGTTTTCATATATCGCAGTATAGGTACAAATTCATCAGATGAAGAAGTTCAAATACGTTGGTATTATTTACACACATTACCTTTACAATCATCAATTCATCATAATTCTTTAGCAGGAACAACAAGAAAAACACAACAACAAAAAACAGATATTAATTCTTCTGTTCCTAAATCTACTCAAGACGAAAATGTTTCGCAACAAACGTCTCTAGGTGATACTTTTCTAGAAAGAAGTGATATTCCATTCTTACAGCCATATGAAGGCGATATATTAATAGAAGGCCGGTTTGGTAATTCTATTCGATTTGGTAGTACTTATACCGGTACGGGTAAATACAGTCAAGCTCAGTCGACTGCATTTAGTGGTCCTGCAGGAAGTCCTATCATAATATTATCAAACAGAAAACCAGGTACACCTAAAAGATTTACGTTAGAAAATGTTAATGATGATTATTCTTCATTATATTTAACATCTCCTAATCAAGAAATAAAAACAATACGACTTTCTAAAGAATTAACACGCTCGAATGGGTTCAGTGGTTCACAACTCATTGGCTCAGCTGATAAAGTAGTACTACAAGCTAAGGCCGGAACAATTGTATTAGATGCATCCAAGAGAATATCAATGAATGCCGATGAAATACTATTAGGTAGCGAAGGAGCCACTTCACCATTAGTAAAAGGTGATGTATTAGAACAAATATTAAAATTAATAATTTCTGCAGTCAGATCAGGCGTCATCGGTCCTGCAGGTGCTTATTCTATACCAACACCAGGTGAAGGATCTCTAGCTATAGCAGAAATTTTATTAAATTCAATGAAAAGTACTAAATTTAAAATAGACAAGGAATAAGTTATGCCAGTAAGTCCTCCATTAGATAGAATACCAGTAATTCCAGCACAAGCAGTATCTTCTGTTATGGAATCAGTAAATACACAAATTAATAATTTACAAGAACAAGTAATCGATGCTGTCGAACGTTCGTTATTACCTGATCAGATTGATTGCAATGATCCTAGGGTTCAAGCTGCAATTGCAGCATTTGAAGAATTAATGAATGCAATTAATAGAATTCAAGGATTAATTGCGCAAGTACAACAAGTTGCAGCCACAATACAAACAATTGTTGGAGTTGCTAATTCTGTAAAAGCTGCACTACTTATTAATCCGTTAACTGCACCTGCTATCATTGGAGCTGAATTACTTATTGTGCAAAACATGACTATTGCAAATGCATTAATAGCAGTACAACAATTTCAAAATATTCCGGGATTAATTACCAATACAATACAAGGACTTCAACCGACATTATTAGCTATTGCTGGAAGATTAGCACCTATTTGCGATACAAATGCAATACAATTCGATATTGACAATTTAGATTTAGATGCATCATTATCAGGTAGTTTAGATATTTCAGAATTAGATAAAATGCTTAATGAACAAAAAGATTTATTAAAATCATTAGAAGAAGCTCCAAGTAAAGTATATACTGATAATGGAGTACCGGGTTCAGATCTAGGAAAAACTGGAGATTATTATATTGATTTACAAAATAAATTGATATATGGACCAAAGCCTACAAGAACAGATTGGGCAGATGGAATAAAATTTGAATAAAATTACAATGTAAATATTTATTAAAAAAGAAGAAACTATGGATTCAAAAACATTAGTTAAAGTTTTAAAAAAAGTGGTAAGAGAAGAAGTTCGTTCTGTTATTAAAGAAGAACTTTCTGAAATCTTGCAAGAAGGGTTACAATCAACAATTAATGAAATATCACATACAAAAACAGCAATACCTAATCAACAAATTACAAAACCTAAGAAAAATAAAATTGAATTCAAAAAAAATAAGTTTTCAGATATTCTTAATGAAACAGACTCATTGATAGAACAATCACCATATGGTGCAGCAATGAATCGACCATTAAATGAAAACATTGCAATGACATCAGCTGATGCACAAGGTTTTGGGACATTACGAGAAAAAATGCGTATGCAAATGATGGGAGTAGAAGCTCCAACTGTAATGAGTGACCCTGAAACCGGTAAATCTTTACAGGTAGATCCAGTAGTAGCAAAAGCAATGACAAGAGATTATTCAGAATTAATGAAAGCTATCAATAAAAAAACAGGTAAAGGATAATTAAATGGGATTTAGAATAGAGTCTAGAGAGTCGTTTCGTAGAAATGATTCGCCAATTGCAATTAAAACGCAATTTTCTAAAGACAAACTATTCACTCAATCATTTACTACAGACGAACAAGCAATTTCTAATTTAAAGAATTTGTTACTAACACGTAAAGGTGAACGATATAATTTACCAACTTTTGGTTCTAGTTTATTGAATTTAATATTCGAACCAAATACAGATGAATTAATTCAAGCAATACAAAATACGATTAAAGAAGCAGTTTCATTTTGGTTACCATATATACAAATTATTAGTATTAATGTCGAGACAGGACAAAATAATTCAACGTTAATACATCAAATTAATGTAACAATATCATTTCTAGTAAAACCTACCGGATCTGAATTAACTATTGCTGTTTTTGCAAATGAAAATGGCGACTTTGAAGTAGTAGAGGAATAAAATGGCATCTGAAATTAAAAAAGATATAACATATTTAGGAAAAGATTTCGGTCAATTTAGAAAAAATCTAATTGATTTTACCAAACAATATTTTCCAGATACATATCGAGATTTTAACGAATCATCACCTGGAATGTTATTTTTAGAATTAGCATCATATGTTGGAGATGTTTTATCATATTATACTGATACTAATTTAAAAGAGTCGTTTTTACAACATGCACAAGAAGAAGGAAATATATTTGATATTGCTCGTTCTCTAGGATATAATGTAAAGGCTTCAACTCCAGCATATACCAATATTGATATATTCCAACTACTTCCAGCTTCAGGTTCCGGAACTGCAGTTGCACCAGATTTTAGGTATGCATTGTCAATACGCACCGGAATGCAAATAAAACAAGAGTCAGGTGATTCTACTTTTAGAACATTAGACTCAGTTGATTTTGGGTTTTCTTCATCATTTGACCCAACTGAAATTACAATATATGAAACTAATGATATTACGAATGCACCGACATATTATTTAGCTAAAAAGACAGTTCGAGCTGTCTCTGGAACTGTAAGAACGTCTAAGTTTACATTTAATACACCTGTTGCATACGATAAAGTTGTATTACCAGATACTAATATCATTGATATAATTTCAGTAGAAGAATCAGATGGAGATAATTGGTATCAAGTTCCATATTTAGCTCAAGATACTATTTTTGAGGAAGTTCCAAATTTGGTAGAAAATGACCCAGACTTAAATGTATATAGGGCAAGTGCTCCATATCTTTTAAAAATGAGAAAAACCTCTAAACGATTTGTTACTAGACTCAGACAAGATCGTTTAACAGAACTTCAATTCGGTTCTGGTGTTTCTGATAATAATGATGAAGAAATTATTCCAAATCCAGACAATGTAGGATCTGGATTAGCTGGGTTTAGACGAAGTATTGATGTTGATATAGACCCATCAAACTTTTTATATACACGAGCATATGGACAAGCTCCTGCTAATA